GTCGGCGTTTAATTTGATTGGCATGGTCTGACTTTCCGGGCATCCGCCCTATCGAATGGCCTTCCGGCCGTGCGCCGCGTCGCGTCCGCTAGCGGCATAAAAAAACCGCCTCGAGGGCGGTCTGGTGAATCTGTGGGCGTAAAAAAACCCGCCGGAGCGGGTTATTTGATGAGATGCTTTCTATTTCCAGACTTCGTCGATTACGACACGCATTGGCATCGAATGCGGCCCCGCTTCGCGCGGCTCACACACCACGACGCACAGATCGAGAGTTTCGTGTGCCTCGTTCAGAGGCACGGCAACAGGCAAGTTGCCGTCACCGGAAGCTGATATCTCTTGCAGCTTCGCGATCAATTCGTCAACGGTCATCTTCATTTTGGGGCTCCATCCGTCAAAACGAAGTGCGCCGGCTGATCGCCGTGCGCCACCAGGTTGATCTTGCGGACTGGCACGCTGCCCGGCATCTTTACAAGCATTTTCCCCATACCAGCCGCCTGCAGTTGCGCCAGCGCAGCGACGACCCCGTCGACGGTAAGGTCGGCGAGCGGCGCAGTGAGTAGGGATCGGGGATCGAAGGTCATGCCCCAATTCTACATCACTGCACCAGCGAGGCCTTCAGATCCGTCAACTAGAGCGGCCGGCCAGACATATCGACCAGGTCGCGCGGCGACAGCTTGCCGGCGCGGAACAGCTCTGCCCTGCCCGGCCCCAGCGTCTCGTCCTGGTAGGCCGGTCCCATCGCCTTGAGGAAGTCGGCGAAGGTTGTCTTGGCGCTGATCGGGCCGGCGGCCGAGGCGCGCTGCGTCGGCTCGGGGTCATCCATGTCGATGCCCATGTCGCGTAGGCTCTTCATGATGGCGATCTCGCCGCTTCGACAATTCCAATGCCGCGGCACGCCGCCATTCCAAGGCAGGTCGTTGCCGTTGATCGGTTCGTATTCCCAGTTCCAGCTCGCGCCGCTGTACGCGATGCACGTCAAGCTGGTGTGGCTGTCCAGCGTGCTGACCTGCATGAAGCCGTCGGTCACGTCCTTGTTCAGCTCGAGCGTGGCGCGGCGCGCGGCGGCGGCCACCGTGGCGATGCTGGTCTGCACGATGGCGGCGGCGTTCTTCTTCGCCAGCGGCATGATGCCCGGCACGCCCGGCTCGACGACCGGAGCGGCCGGCGCCGGCGGCGCGACAGGCTTCGGCGTGACGCCTGGCGAGGTCGGCGCATCAGGAACGGCCGGCGGCGCCTTGGCAGCCGGTGCCGGCACGACGCGCGCCTCCTGGCCGACGATGCGCTTGATGATCTGCGCGTTCGTCTCGCCCTGGGCGGCACCGATGCGGATCTCGTTCGCCAGCTTGAACTGCGTGTCCTGCGCCTGACGCAACCACCAGTTCTTGGCGGGCGAGCCTTGGATCAGCACGTCGCTGGCCAGCTTGCGCAGGTAGCCTTCGGTCGGCATACCCAACCCGAGCCGGACCTCGGCGCTGATCTCGCCCGGCGCCGCGCGGGAAATCACGCTGCCCAGGGCGTTGCGCACCATCATCGACTCGACCTCGGCGACGCCGAACAGATCGACCTCCAGCTGGGCCCGGCCGTAGTAGTCGGCGATCAGCGCGTTGGAGTCGCCCAGCACCGCATTGCGGGCGGCCTTGCCGATCTCGGATAGCTCGCCAGCGTTGGCGATGACCGCGACCAGATCCTTCTGCATCATCACCAGCAGGGCCAGCACCTTGGCCTTCATCTCGGCCTCGACGCGCAGCATCTTGACGCCACTGGCGAGCAGCGCTTCGAGCAGCCACTCTTCGAGGGTGCCCATTATTCAGCGGCGGGCGTTGGTGCTGGAACCGGCGAAGGGGCCGGCGCCGGTGCGCTAGGCATCGACACGTCGAACTCAGGGCCTTCCAGCTCGATCTGTCCTTGAATATCTTCCCAATTCAGATCCGGGTTGAGGATGCCATACCGCTGGAGCTCCTCGAACGCCGTCTTCCGGTCCAGCATGCGATTGTTCACGATCTGCTGCAGCGCGATCATGAAGGGGCCGGCGGTCGCCAGCACCGCATCGGACGCGAAGTCGTCGAAGATGTCCAGGTCGCCCTTGTACTCCATGTTCTTGAACTTGTATGAGATGTCCATCGCGTTGTCGAGCGTGTCTTCCAGACCCTGCACCATGCGCGATAGCTGGCACTTCGAATCGCCGTCCTCGATGTTGCTCTGGGTGGCCGTGGCCGCAACCAGGCTCGGCTTCAGCAACTCGGCGCCCATTGAGGACATTTCGGCCTTCAGGTCTTCCAGCGACAGGCGACCAGCTTCGATGGCGGCGCCGGTGTGCTCGACATACTTTGCCTCAGCACCGGTGGGCAGGCGCAGGAATGACTTCGCGCCGATCTCGACCTTGTCGTCGTCCTGTATGCCGCTGATCGCCAGGAGCGGCACGCGCGCGGTATGCAGGATGCTGTCCTGGTCGCTGGACGACTGCCAGTGCTTGATGTTCAAGTCGGCCAGGTTCAGCAGCGGCGGCTCGGCGGTCATGAAGCCGGTCCGTTTCGTGTAGAAGGTGACCATCGGCACGAAGTCGAGCGACGTGGTGCCCTGCTCGTGCAGCAGCCAGACTTCCTTCTGCGCGCCAGTGCCCTTGCGGTAGGTCGCCCAGCGGCCCGGCTCCAACACGCGGATCTGCTGGACGCTGGTCGAGCCGAACTCGCCCTCAGCCGGAGGCTCTTCGACGCATTCCATGAAGCGCACCTGGCCGATGACCTGTGCGCCGCCCGGCCCTTTCGTCGGAATGGCGTCGATGACCTGGTTCGGCTTGATGTGCACCCAGTACGGCCGCACGCCGGCGGCATCCTCGGCCGCCTTGGTCGGATACAGCGGCTTGCCGTCCTTATCCATGGTCCGCGGCACTTCCACCAGGATGTGCGTCATGCCCTTGGCCAGGCCTTCGGTGAACACGCTGTGCGCGAACACCGTGACGTTGTTGCCGCACTGGTCGATGTCTTCGAGCCATTCCTCGGCGACCGCGTCGAGGTCAGTGAAGGTGATCGCCTCGGCGAACGGCTTGGCGGACATATTTTCCAGCGTGCGCCCCAGCGCGTTGTACAGCGTCGAGGTCTTGACGCGATACTTGTAGCTCTCATCATCCTCGGCCGGGAACTTCGGCAGGTAGGTCTCGCCTGCCGCGCGCATCGCCTTCGTACCGCCGCAAAGGGCGTCGATCTTGGCCCAATCCGGCTGCATGGCGACGATCGCTGCTGAGACTTCGTTGACCTTGGCCATAGCTTCCTTGCATTAAATTCTGAGCGTTCCGGATTGCACCGTGCGTTTCACGATCGGGAACCGCTTCACTATGAAGTAGCCGTTCGCGTCGTTCGGGTGATCGTGTCCAGACTTCTTGTCCGGTTGGCCATCGGCACCCCACACCTGCTGTTCCAGCGCCTCGGTGGTGGTCGGGCACAGGTCGGTGTTGATGTGCCACTGGCGCTCGCCGGCGGCGTTCAGGATCATGCCGTTGTAGGCGTTGACCCGATCCTTCACGGCAGGGTTGGCCGGATTTACTTCGATCTGCAATCCCGCTTGGCGCAGGATTGACAGGTCGGACTCGCTGGCGTTTTTGCTGCTGGTGTTGCCGCCGGACGCATCCGGATAAATCTTGATCTGATGACCCTTGTCCTTGAAGTCTTCCTTCAGGATCTTCGCCATCGCCGGCGTATCGCGCACCTTCACGCGCTCGGCCAGCGTCAGCGGCAGCCCTTCGCGGACCACGTTCACGCAGGCGGTCATGTTGTTGACGTTGAAGTCGAGGCCCACCTGCAGCGGCTCGCCCGGCAGGATGATCTGCGTGCTGCGGTTCTTCACCCGATCGAAGTCTGGGTAGACCGAACCGCTGGTCAGGTTGGTGAACTGGCCGCGCAGGTAGGCGGCGATCAGCGCCGGCGGGTAGCTGGCCAACAGCGACGGGATGTAGTCGGCCGGAAGGTTCAACTCGTTGTCGAACGTGCTCGCCTGGATCAGGCCGTACAGCGAAGCCAGCTCTGGCTTGTCGCGTAGCGCCTT